AACATTGTTTTCGGTCCTAGGTGGGACTGTTTTAGTCGTAGTACAAAATATATAAGGAGAGATTATGAAATATTTTTTAACAATAATGATTGCTGTTTTAATTACAGCATGTGCCGAGCCAGGCAGTGTTAATGTTTCTACTGTAACACCAGCAGAAACAGATCTAAAAATAACAATAGAATCCACAAGCAACAAAGACTAATGTTCTCAATCCTTGGAAGCTTAATAGGCTTCGCTGGATCTACTGTTCCCTCCATCATAGATATATTTAAAGCTAAACAAGAAAATGCTTTTAAATTAAAGATGCTGGAAGCCCAGGCTAAATACAAAGTACAAGAACAGGAAGCAAAAACAGACACAGCAGAAGTAGCTGGTGTCTATGCGCATTCACAAACAATACAATCTAAAGCAAGCAAGTGGTCCGTAACTCTAAGCTCTACTGTAAGACCAGTAGTAACTTATATGATTATTATTTTATGGCTGTCTGTAAAGCTACTTGCTGTGGTCCAGCTCTACATGGATGGCGGTGAATTATACAAAGTAATAGATAAGATCTTTACCGATTACGATGCTGGTTTGATGTCGAGCATTTGTTGCTTCTGGTTTGGATCCAGATCTATTGAGAAGATGAGAAAGTAATATGATGGATAAAATTATTGATGCAATAAAAGGAATAATATCACCAGAGCAATCTTGGTCCGCTTTTGTAATGAAAATCACAAGCCTTATTATTGTATCTGTTATTGGTTACATAGGCTTTCAGCAATACACAAGCTTGGGTGTTGAAGAAGATACTGAGATCCCAATAGTAGAAGTGTACGAGAACGATCCTGAGAAAAAAGTTAGAGTAGAGGATCTTATGACTAGGCTTCTAAGATCTGACAGAGATATTGATTCAATCTGGTTATATGATTGGGTAGATGCCAGAAACATTGTTCCATTATTTACTGAGCCAAGAAACAGCGCAGATCTATTACCAACAGGATACTGGATGGAAGGTGACGAATATGTCATCGGTCATTTTGTTTTAAGTCAATGTACTTCTCTTGATAGAGATGTACCAAACATTGCATGCCCTATAATGTCATCTGAAGATGCCTGGGGAGTTTTGTTAGTAACATATCGAGATGGTGTAACGCCTGATTTGAAAACTACAAAAGCAACAGCAATGAAAATTTCAGAAGTTTTATATTTAATAACTAGATAAAAGGGAGGTTATCATGGATAGAAATTTAAAGGCAGATACAGGATAAAATTAAACTTAGTTAGTTTATTTTGTCACATAGCTGGAAGCTAATCACAGTCAACATAATAAGTTTAATCTGTGTCTTTAGTTTCAATTATTTCATCCATGAGAGAGTCTCAATGACTTCGACTGATGTTTGTGTTGCATCGTGTAGTCGAAGAAGAAAATTAACCAACGAGTTAGACGATACAGATATGTAATGAGGAGAGTACATGAATACAGTATTAACATTTGCTAAGAGAGAAATATTTGGATGCACAGAATGTGGATCTATTGATTTCAATATTGAAGCCGAACAGCATTTAGATGAGCAAAAAATTAGCCAGCTAATATGTTCTAATTACGATTGCAGAACTGTCTATAGAATGAGTGATGATATAGACATAGAGACTAACTAATGGGTAAATCACAAAACTCAATGTCATTTGAGGAAGCTGAAGAGCTTGTTGCAAAGGCAAAGCAAATAGGTCGTAATAAACCCTGGAAGAAACAATCAGATCTAGCTTTATCTATGGACATAACTCTTGATCAATTAAAGGGTAGGTTAAAGTCAGCCAGGCACATTATTAAAATGGAAAGGGATGAAACAGATCACCAGCATTATACAATCCCTGGTCTTGAAAAAATGTCAAACCATGAAGAGATGTCTGCTAAAGAAATTATTTCGTATGCCCATCAAAATTGGAAAAAGAAAAAAGAAAAAGATGATCTATTAGAGCTGGTCCCTATAAAGTTTTCTAAAGATCTTGTAACAGGGATTTGCGTTTGGGGTGATCCACATCTTGACGATGGTGGTGCAAATTGGGATGTACTTACATCCTTGATAGAAACCTTAAAAAAATATGATCCAGATAGAGGATCTGAAGATCCAATCTATTCAGTAAACATTGGGGACAGCCACAATAACTGGATTTCTCGTCTCTCACGCTACTACATTGAGCAGAAGTTAACCAAGTCGATGGTCTACAAGGTCATTGAATATTTGATTGAAGAGATTAATTTTATTTTATTAATTCGTGGTAACCATGATATGTGGAATCCAGATAACATTAACTACGATAAAATGGATTGGTTTGCACAAGCATCTGGAACACTTGCAGTAGATTGGAGAGTAAATGTAGACTTTCAATTTCCAAATGGTGTATCAGTCAAAGGCGATTTCCGCCATGACTTTAGCGGTCATTCGCAATTTTCACCACTTCACGGATTGCAAAAGGCAAATCTATATAACACTAATGCAGATATATATGTTGCTGGACACAGACATAATTACGCAACAATGGAAATGCCATCAACTAATAAATCAAACCACGAGTCAGGATTTAAAAGCCCAGCTCACATGCTAAGAGTAAAAGGATTTAAAGATATAGATTCATATGCTGATCAGCATGGTTTCCCCAGGCAAGATTACGGACATGCTGGACTGATTGTAATAGATCCATTTACAACTCAACAGAACAGAATAAAGATCTACAGCGACATAGATTATGGAGCTAATATGATTAAATTAATGAATGACGATTACAGAAAAAAAGGAATAATTAAATGACAACATTATTAGGATCTTCACAAAGAAAAAGGAAGCAAGGACAGACTGCTGGAGTAGGTGGATCTGCTCTACCAAGTGGAACAAAATCTAATTCACCAGCTCAAAGAATTGCTGATCGTGGTAAGACAAAAGGCGTAGTCAGAACATCTGCACAGCCAAAGAAAAAACAAAAAAAATCTAACTATTAAAAAGGTCGCAGTCACAGATTAAGCCTTTCGTGACTGCACTCGTAACTCCGTTTTACGGATCAATAGGAGTCATTGGGTTTCATTAAATGCTTGTATTCTGCATTAAATGATATTACAAAACGCTAGTTTAGGGGTTCGATTCCCCTAGGGACTACCAGTTTAATGGCTAAAAATAGCCATTTTTCCCAAAAAAACCCTCTGTGACTCCGTCTGTGACTCCATATTTTCCGCCATTCTGCGAAGAAAAATGACTCTTCGCAAGGTTCCCCTCTTGACAGGTACGGCTATAGTGATGTAGTTTGTCTTTATAAGTCAAACATATCAATTATAGAGGAGGACATGATGACTAATTTAAAAGTAACCGATAAAGAGATTAATGAAATTACAAGAGGTCTCTTAATCTTAGAAGATAATCTTGTACTTTTACGAGATGAACTTTTAGAAAAACACGATGAAGGTGATTTTGATTTTGAAGATGGTGTTCAATTAAAAAGCACTAGAGAAAGTCTTGATACAATTCACGATATTTATAAAAAGTTTGGAAGAGTCACTACAAGGGAGACTTTATAATGAGATCTCCTTATAAAATCACACAAAGAAAATTTAGAGCAAAAAACGGATGGTCCTCTTGGACCATTTCGTTTGATGATGCAAGTTTAAAAGCTGAGTATAAGGATACTTATTTTAAAAGCAGAGATCTTGCCAGAGAAGAAGCTGACAAAATTTACAAAAGTAAACTTACTAATAAGCTTGTTCCAAAATCTAACAAAAAAACTTTAGGTGAAGTTTTTGATCTTTATCTATCTAGCCATGTCGGACCTAGATATGATGAAAATAAGGTAGCCAGAGATCAGTACAACAGAATTGTTTACCTGGGTAAATTAATTGAAAAACATTCTATCGGAAAGAAGATTGCCGATGATGTTATTGTTAGTGATGTCGCAGAGTTTTATAGAGATTATAAATCTAAAGGTAAGACTAGGAAGACCATTCAAAATTATCACGCAATGATGTTGAAGTTTATTTCTTGGTGCATGAATGACAGATACATGACTACTGCTCCATACACCTCAAGAATGATTGCTACATTATTTGATAACGATTCAAAAGAGTTTAATGTTGAAAGTATCTCAGAAGAAAACATTCAGCTAATTCAAGAAAATGTTTTTGACGATACATTTTCAAGGTTAATGTTTTTGATGGCTATTAAGACTGGTATGAGAGCTGGTGAGCAACTTGCTTTGACATGGGATGATGTTGATTTTGATAAAGATCTTATTACTATCAATAAAAATATTTCCGAAGGCGAGGGAACTAAAGCTGATAAATTAAGAAGATCTAAATTTGTCTCTGGTAGAAAGATCCCTCTTAATCCAGATCTTAAAAAATTATTATTAGCCTGGAAGATGGAAACCAAGTACAGCCAGAGTGATAAAGAAATTGCCACAAGATATGGTGAAAGATTTAGAGCTTACGGAGGTGCTACTTCATCAACTTATAATTACGAAGGTGTACCAGCTTCTTACGACACACTTGCTTACATTCTTAAAAGATCAATTAAGGTAAGTGGGGCTGTTCCATTATCATGGCATAGCCTAAGACACTATGTTGCAAGTAAGCTGATCATAACCGAAGGTGAATCAAAAGATAACATGAAGAAGATCTCAATGTTACTTGGACATTCTGAGATAGCAACTACTGAGAGAGTTTATGCTCATCTGATTGCTTTAAGGGATCACCAAGACCAAGCCACATTAGATATGGTGGCTAGTTTATAAATTTAATAATATACTAAATGAGAGGGAGCTGCGGCTCCCTTTTTTTATGGAGCAAAAAAAGATGGGACCAGAGGAAGAAACATCGTCAAACATATCACCAGAGATCCCACCAGCATATGAGATAGATTTCTATGTCGTATGCCATGGGTTAATATATACATTCCATCCAAACAATCAATGGGCAAGAGACTACTGGAGAAGGAATGTTTCTGGAAGGACCAACATGGGATATAATGTCGATGATCTGTTAGCCGAAAGTTTGATCCAGGGAATGCTCGCTAATAATATTGAAGTAACAATTTTAAATGAAGATTCTGATCATGGCTATAAGCCAGAAAAAAAATTTATAGAGACAAATTAATGACAGAAGAAAATCTTTACAAAGTTATTATGAAGATCCACGGATTAATACAATGTGAAGAGGAACAAGAATATATAGATGCCTTGCAGTACCTTTTAGATCATAATTTAGCTTTCGGCATCAGCGAGTTTGTAAGTGACATTACAAACATGTATTTGGCTGAAAAAAAACTTCATATAAGCCCTAAGAAGATAAACTAATAGGTCCTTAATACTATCTGATATAAAACTACAAATGATTCTGTATGGGGCTTAAAATGGCTTACAGCAATGCTGACAATATTACTGTACTAAACTGAACAATAATTTAACAAAACCAGCATATGCAAGTATTGCCACCATCATAATTCTTAAATAAAGATCAAATTCATCCATGTTCGACTCTTTGTCTTCTAACTTCGCTTAAATATTTTTGTTGGATGTCCTGTAGATCCTGATACAGCTCTTTTAAGATCTTATCGTTAACAGTATGATCTTCATGTGCGTATGGAAATACATCATTACAGATGTGATTAAGATCCCTACACGCATTGTATAAAATCATACCCTTATCAACTGACATCTGGATCTGTACCTCTAAGCCATGTTCTTGTTTCTTTGCAGAACCATTGGTCCTCAAATCTTTTTGGTCTATGGCTGTACTTCTTGCCCTTAGATTTTTCTTTTCCTGGTATTAACTTTTTAGCCATTTGGATTTTCCTTACTAAGTATTCCTCTTGTTAAAAACTCTTGTGCTTTTCGGATCAAGACTTGCTTGCTTGCCTTGCATGTATAAACCTTGCCTTGCACTACTACTGTTATCTTGTTCTCTGTCGGTATCACCAGCAACTCGTTTAAGGGCAATTCGATTGAACCAGTAGAGCTTTCCTTCTCTGACATGTTTGATGACTCCTTTGTTCGCAAGTCTTGTTGTCCTTCTTTGGGCTGATGGAGAAATGTCTCCCCATAAAATTTTCGAAGCTTGCTTAGTGTTGACCAAGATGCTGTTTTCCTCTGCATCTTTCATTTACTCCTCCGTGTTACCAAATAAATTTACGCTTAATAATTTAATGAAATTGTCACCAGCTTTTTCTTGGATTTGAACTCCAACTGTGTAGCTGTTTGTCTTTAACCATTTGGTAAACATATCTATAACTTCTTGATCGTCTTGGCTGGGACCTTCCTTGCCACAATTAATCCAAGCGGAAGCTTTAATATCTTTAAAGCCTGTAGCTTCTCCGTTAGCCCAGTTTTGTTTTATATCTTGGTGTACTGTAACTCTTGAGTTACCCATATGCGGTCTTCCCATTTACTTTTTCTCCTTTAATTCAGTTTCTTTTTTCTTGTAGTGTTCAAAAATACGAACATGCCCTTCAACATTCGTTTCTTCAAAAAATTTTAATGCATCTGCATTGTCCATCTTCCAGGACATGAGGGCTGGCAATCTTGTTGTTTTTACAATGCCATCAATCAAGTTAGCTTCCATTGATTTTGGATCTTGTTTTTTTATTGGAGTTTCTTTTTTTATTAGAGTTTCTTTTTTTATTGGATTGCCATCCATATCATCACCAGATGCAAGATTTAACATAGCTGATAAAATGTATCTTTTAAGATAGGTAATATCAGATCCCAAGCCTTGCAAATTGTTGCCAGCACGAAGACTATGTTCTTCTGGCATCTCAACAATAGATGCTGGACTAAGATGTCCATTCTCATGGATCATATGAGCCTGTATAAAGTTACCTCTAATCATTATGTATGGTGTAAGACCACATTCTGGTCCATGCTCTCTAAAGGCTTCTATAAGCTTGTCATAAGTAGTGTATGTATTGTTATGAGACTTGCCGTCTTTTTCAATTAACCTCATCTTGCTTTGAAACTTCACAAGAGATGAAGCTAGATCAGGATCTATCTTATCAATTGTACTGATCATCTCAGGAGCCTTTTCATTTTCTATTTTAACTATTGGTAAATTTAGATCTGCATTCATTTATATAACTCCAAATAATAATTTAGCTTCATCAAGAACCTCTGGATTCATACTGCTCCATGAGATGTGATCCCAGTCAGGAATAACCATTTGGACTAACTCTTCCAGGTTGTCACTTTTTCTTAAAATATGTTCGTGTCTTTTTAGATCTTGAACAATGTTCTGCATTGTGTTGTTCAAGTGATCTTGCTCCAACATCCAATCACCATTCTCTGGATGATAAACTTTGTTTTCTACATTGTTGGCGCAAACGATAACTGGCTGTCTGTTGAAATATGAATTGTATGCGCTAACCTGATTAAGCCATCCAGCATAAGGTGTTTTCGGAATGCTACCTTTACTCCAGGTGCGTGAACCATCCTTCCGAGGAGGATTCAGACGAGGTGATCGGATCTTTAGCTCAATCAGGTTACAAAAGTCAGGCTTGAAGTAATACGGAAGCTCAATCCCATGAAGCTCCATAAATACATCTGTTTCTCCCTCCCATTGGTTTAAGCCCAACAATTGAAAGGCATGCTCTAAACCTTGCATAGCGTGATGCACAGTATCATCTAAAGCTTCAAAGCATGCCTTTGCTTTAAGCTCGTCATTTGTGGCATATGCATAGGGTTGGTATACATCCATCTCATGGCGAGCTGTGTCCTCAATCTCCTTTCTATCTTTTGTTTGGTAGATCCTTTGTAATTCGTCTAGGGGAAGAAGACGAGCATCACAGATTGTTTGAACTGTTCTACCGAGACACATAGGAGCTGAGTCATACGAATATTTATCTATAATATTAAATGCTTGCTTTCGTATTTTTTGTTCATCTATTTTTGATTCATTTAATAGCTTCCAGGCTTTATCAGTTTGAGGTCTTATAAAAGACTTATCAAAAACTGTTTTACTAAAATGTTTACTGGCTGGATTACTATGCCATTTGAATTGATGGATCTTAGCCCAGTCTGGAAAGGTGCCAAATGAATCTCTGTTTTTTATGTTTGACTTTTCTTGCATGATAAAAATATTCATTTACAAGACCTAACAAGTCAACAACAAATATCTATTAAATCATACAAATGTCTTCACAAGTCATTACAGATGTTTATAAGGCTGTGGATAACACTAAAAGACAGAAAAAAAATCAAAAAAAAAGGGACATTTCTGTCCCTTAAAATCAAAATTTTACATTGAAGCTTAATCGTCAGATTTTTCAAATGTCACTGTCATACCTTGTGCGGTTGGATTTACTATAGAAGTTATAACTGGGGTAGCCCAATCTAATTCTATTCCGTCTACATTTATATCTGTAGGTAAAAACTTATAATCCTCATGTAAATAGTCTTCATCCAATAACTGAAATAGCCTTGGGGATTTTCTTGTTCGTCTTGGTTTTTCATACAAGATGCCAGCATAAATTTCATCTGAACCTTTAATTTTACACAAAGATAAACTGTTTAAAGAATCTCGGTGAATAATATTTTTTACCATAGGTCTATGGATAACTAACCAATAATGAAAATCTTGCATGTGAAAATCACTTTCGTCTTGAAAATTATTTCTATCATCCCAGCCAGAAAACATAATAGCAGAAGTCTTAACCTCTGGTGATGCAACAGTCATCCAATGTGTTAAATAATCACATGTCAAAAACATCTTTCTTTTAGTGGTATTAAAAAGAGTTATTTCTCTTTCTGGTCTGTTAAAACTTCCAATAATTTCCATTTGACCAGGCGCAAGAGAATTTTCATATAGATCTGCATGCTTGCATTTACTTGTCATTAAACCGAGAGGATCTGATGTTATGTTATATTCATCAAAAAGCATTGCAGAATATTTTTCAGCCATTTCAAAACTTATGGGACTTTTACCATGTCTGTGCTTTGAGATTGTTTCTGCTTTTATGCCAAGAAATTTAGCAAGCTTATTATTCTCTAAATTATAAATTAAAATTAATTCGTTTAATGAGTTTCGTAAATGATCTGATGAATCATTGTGGCTTGAGCGTAATTGCTCAACATTTTTATTATGCACTAATCTATTCTCCAACTGAATATTTCTTAAAATAACATCAGCCTTGTCTTGATGTAAAACAAAAGCTGATGGGTTTATATTTTTTATCATGTGATTGACCTCCGCCAGAAAGTATATTAACTTGGTTTAATAAGTCAAACGAATTAGTTTTCGAAATCCCAAAAATCAATAAGTAAGTTAACAAGATGTGTTGATAAAAATTAGCACGCCAAAAAAGGATTCGAAATGTATTTAATAGACTGGAAGAAGTCGCAAGCAAAAGGTGAAAAGCAAATCACCTGGAAACAGCTTGCGCATAGATTTGGCATTAGCGATGGATCTATCATAAGACGATGGACTCTTGATGCGTATGACAAGAATTTTAATTTCCCTGGACCAGATAATATTCTCAATGTTCAAACAGCCACGCTTGGTGAAGTGACGAGTAAAGATTTTTATGAATGGTTTGAAAACACACAAACTGAAGAAAAGGCGGAGAAATTTCATGCAAACAGAACCTAAAATTAGAATGATAGAAAATAGACTTATGAGTGTTGATGAATGCTTTATGATCACAGCCGAGCAACTAAAGTTTTGGATGTCCCAGGATGTATCTCCACAAGAAGCAATGGAGTCTTTGGGTATAAGAGCTAACAAAGTAACTGGAGCTGGCTGGAAGAAAGCCGACTGGATGGATGTTGGTGTGTCTCTGGTAAAGATCTGGGCTGATCATTAGTGGCAAGAAAAAAAGCTGTAGCCGTTGGCAGATGTTTTGTCTGTGATCGGATCCATTACAGCCATCTCGGTGGATGGGTTTTTAATGGAAGCAAGAAACTACTTTGCTATGAAATTAATTACATAACTGGAGAATTAAGGACAGATTGTTTTGAAAAAACGAGAAGAGAAGCAGAAGCCAGAATGGGATTGGAATGCAATCGGAGCGGACTTCGAACTGTTTCCTCAAAAGAATTACTTAGCAAAATTAAGGGCAATATGGAGGAGGATTTACAAACATGACGAATTGTGATAACGAAAAGGCTTATATAAGCAAGGGCAACGAATCAGCCCAAGATCTGCTTAATCACCTAAAAAAAATTAACTTAAAAAAAGCAACGGACTGCAAGCAACCAGTTAGCCAGGCTAATATAAGACAGCCAGATCTAAGCAAGACATTGCAAGACACAGTTAAGCATATGAATGCTTATTATGTCGTAGCAAAAGACAAGAGCCAAAAGAATGGCTATGTCGAAAACATGACACATAAGAAGCTAACAAGAGCCAGCAGTAGCATGTCCAGAGATGCCTGGAAGGATCTAGCACTGCGAGTTAGCAATATGGACTACAATCAAAAGCAAGAATGGATCAAACATGCAGAGTATTAAAGAGCATGAAATAGATCTAATACTGAACAATGGCATATCGCATCTTGATAACCTATTAGCGGAAGCATGCGAGACTGAAAAGATGATGCCTTCTGTGAGGGTAAAACAAAGGCTAACACATTGGATGGACTACAAGACAGAATGGACTGCTTATGGCTATGGCAAAGGCAAGTCACGACTTCCTAAACCAACGCCAAAACAAATTGACCGATATGATTTAGTTTTAGAATTGCTAAGTGAATATTGCACACTTGAAGAGAGACAGCTTATCTGGGCTGTCAATCATAGCGGAGCATTTCGTGACAGAGGACCACAATGGTCCAAGATTGGTAAGATCTTGCACATCAATTACAGGACTGTGAAGAGACGCTACATGGATGCGATCTACAAGCTCTGGTACACACTGAAGCCGAACACACAAAATATTGACTATAAAGTGTTGCCAATGCCGTCAAATTCGCTTAATAATAGATAACCTAGAGCATTTTTGTGCGCACCTTATTTCACAAATAAATCAAAAAAATATCATCTCCTCCCCTGTAGCTAGTAGACTCATCGGCAGTCCTTTGCCTTGTCTCGCTCTAGGACTAGCCAAGAGGAGAATAGGAGACAACCATGAGAGGACTTAAAGACAAATTTGACTATGCATTACTGGGCTATTTCGAAGGGCTAACTACACCAGGCTTATATAAGCTTTTAGGCATTACATTAGCCGTAGCGATAGTATTGTTTTTGCTATGAGCTTATACAAGAACATGAATGCTCGTAAGAAGGCTGGAACAAGTCGGAGCAAGAAGAATAGCACTGTATCTGATAAATCGTATGCCAACATGAAAGCTGGCTTCCCCAAGAAGAAGAAGAAAACATTAGTAGGTTAAATGGCTAAAGCAAGAGTTAACAAGACAACATTTAAAGAGATCTTAGATCGCATCATAGATGGTGAGAGTCTAAGACAGATCTGTACTGACGATGGCATGCCTTCGGACAGGACTGTTCTACGCCATGTGCAAGACAGTGACGATAACTTTGAAGAGTATATGAAGGCTAGAGCATTACAAGCTGAGAAGATCTCAGACCAACTGTTAGACATGTGGAATGAGAGCTATCCAATAGATGTTAAAGAGAAGCATACAGAGATATTAAGAAGGGATAAGATGTCCTATTGGCTTGATAAAAGAAGGACTCAACTACAGCCACGAGGATCTTTACGCAACAAGGTAGAGGACAAGCAAGACAGTGGTGAGATAACTATTCGATGGGGCAATGAAGATGGGTAAGCTCAACATGAATAATCTATTACCACCAGGTCTCAAGCCAACAACAGATCAAAGCAATAAGAAGAAGCAAGGACCAGTAGACCTAGGCGGAAGACCAAGCAAGTATGGATATGCTAGACCAAGGGATACATTACTGTAGGTAGCAAAGAGGGGAAGCATAAGCAGCACCTGTCGCTTTTCATGCGCACATGCGATTGCTGACAGAATCGAGGGGTATGGTTCCCCTTAATATTGGCAGATCTGTGGGAATAAAATGATCGTGACTCCATTCACGACTCCAAACCTACGAAAAACCTAAGGCGTACCCCCAAAGATGAAGGCGGAGAGCTGTATATCGTATTACACCCATCGAGGAGACACACACATTGACTGAGGTAATCATACCCTATACTCCCAGACCATTGCAGAATGATCTGCACACGGAGTTAGACAATCATAGATGGGCTGTAATAGTTTGCCATAGAAGATTCGGCAAGACTGTTATGGCTATAAATCATTTACTACGAGCAAGTATTCTTAGCGATAAAAAAAATCCAAGATTTGCCTATGTAGCTCCCACATACCGACAAGCTAAATCGGTGGCATGGGATTATATAAAACAATTTACAAGTAAGATTCCCAATATAAAATTTAATGAAACAGAATTACGATGTGATCTTCCGAATGGAGCGAGAATAACTCTCCTAGGATCGGAAAATCCAGACAGTCTTAGAGGTATATATTTAGATGGTTGTGTTATCGATGAGGTCGCTGACATGCCAGAGAGTGTCTTTCCAGAAGTAATAAGACCAGCTCTATCGGATAGAAAAGGGTTTTGTTATTTCATTGGAACTCCTAAAGGACATAATATGTTTTATGATCTTTATGAGAATGGAGAAATACAGCCTGAGTGGTATACGGCTTTGTATAAGGCTAGTGAAACAAATATATTAGATGAAGAGGAATTACGCCAGGCAGCACAAACCATGTCTCCAGATCAATACAATCAGGAGTTTGAGTGTAGCTGGGTAGCCAATATTCCAGGATCTATTTTTGGATCCGAGATGGAACAGTTACAAGAAGATGGAAAAATTACAACATGCCCTTACGATCCTTCTCTTAGGGTTGATACCTACTGGGATCTTGGTCTTAACGATAGCACTGCCATATGGTTTGCACAAACATCCAGAGGTGGGGCTGTATCTGTTATTGATTATTATGAAGTAAGAAACGAAGGGCTTCCGCATTTTGTTGGTGTCCTGGAAGATAAAGAATATTTATACGGCACACACAATGCACCACATGATATTGAGGTCCGTGAACTTGGTACAGGAAGATCCAGAAGAGAAGTAGCTTATGATCTTGGAATTAATTTTAGGGTTGTTCCGAAATTGCCAATAGAGGATGGCATTCATGCTGTGAAGATGATGCTTCCCAGGTGCATGTTCGATGTCAAAAATTGCAAAGATGGTATCGAAGCTCTTCGGCATTATCACCGAGCTTACAATGAGAGGACCAGATCTTTCCGAGCCACGCCAGTCCACGATTGGACCAGCCACGGAGCGGATGCATTTCGGTATATGGCAGTCGGTTTAAAACAACAACAAGTCCAGCAAGCTCCACAAAGTTTTGCTGATAATAAATGGGATCCGTTGGGATCTGATAAAAGGATGAAAGCAATTGGCTAAAACAAAGAAAGTATATGTTCCTGTAGAAACACAGAAAGAAACAACACAAGACAATCTTTTAGAGACAGAACCAGTAGCACCTTCCGTAGATCCATATACAACGGCATATTCTGAAAAGAAATCTTTCACAGATCCAACAACTGGTCAAAGTATTATGTTGAATCCTGGGGAGCCTATTGATCCAACTATGATTAATGAGGGCGAAACTATTGTTCCTGATCCAGTTATTATTCGTAAAGACCTAGTACAGAAAACAAAAGAAATGCTGATGAGACGGTTTTCTAGGAAGAGTACAATTGTCACTGGTCCAATGGGATTAATGACACCAACTCCAGTAGCCTATGCTGGTGCTTTTGGTATTACCGATGGTGCAACAGGCGATCAAATTATTCAGCAAGGTGCAGAGCAAGGTTTTGTTTCGCTAGATAGTATCCAAAAAGATGCTGATGATTATTTAGAAAATTTAATATTTGAGTCTCAGGAAGTCTAAAAATTTTTTTAACATTATCCCAGAGGGAAAGTAAATGAGTACAACAGGATTAGGAATAGATCTTAGTGGAATAGATCCTAATTTATTAATGGGGAATAACCAAACAGCTAATGCTGTCTCTTCTTCTGGTGGATCTTTAATAAATAATGATGCTGGTGTTGGTCCTGATGATGCTGTGCAAGCCGATGGAGAAACAATAGATGCTAATTCAACTGTTAAAACAACTGGTATTGACACCACTTTACTCTCTACTGTTTCAGGTGAGACAACTGATAACACTACTCAAATTACTAGTGCTGATGGGGCTACTTCTTCTACTAATATTGATGTTGAATCTGTAACTCCTGATTTTGTTTTAGATCCAGATTGGCAATCAACTTGGTTTGGTGATGGCGAATCTACTTGGCAAGAAAATACTGACGGATCTTATACTCAAAATTTAGATATTGATTTAACTGAGTTAGGCGGAACAGGAACAACAAATGTCAGTTATGATTATACAAAAGACGGAAAGTTTATTGGAATATCAGACGGATCAAAAACTGCAATAGAAGTATCTACCCAGGAGGATTCCATATCTGGCGCAACTAGTGAAGATACTCTTACTGGCGCAACTAGTGAAGATACTCTTACTGGTGCAACTGGTAACGACACACTTGATGGTGGAGATGGTAATGATATTATTGATGGCGGTGCTGGTAACGATACACTTAAAAATACATCGACAATAAATACTGAGCCAATCGAATTGTCTAATGGTAATTTTGCCTATGGTTTTGATTCAGATGGTGATGGGGAAATTGACACCTATAGAATAGAAGACGGAACTGGAGCTGAAGTCGAAACTATAAATGCAGATCAGTTTACTGGCGTTGATTATGCTGGAGGTGAAACTATTACTACTACTGTCGTTACAGCAGATACGCAGTCAACCGATGTTAGTTATACAACTATTGCTAAAGATCTAGACGAAGATAATCCTTGGTTTACAGGATCTACAGACGAAGATGGCGATGGCATACCAGATGGCATTTTACACACAGGACTTTTAGCAAGCCAATTAACAGAACATACATTTGAAGATGGATCTAAAGGGTTTACTTTTTCAACTGTCGTTCAAGGTGGTGGTACTAACAGCTTTTTTAGCGAAGATGTTCCTTTTGCAATGTATTGGAATGCAGACGGACAGCTTGTTGGAAAAGATAACAAGGGTTATGAAGGCATGACTATTGGATCTAATTCAGGTGCCGATGATGGTGGTGATGGTGGTGATGATGGTAAAGATACAAAAGGCGATGGTGATGATGGCGACACTGTTGGCGATACAGGATTAACACAAGATGAATACGACACTATTGTAACTACCTTAGAGTCAATATTAGTTAATACAGGATCTGATACAACTGATGCTCTTATTGGTTACTATAACGATATAAAAGGTCTGTTTGCTACAGGCGAAGACGGATCTTTAACAGAAGAAGACCAGGTTAAATTAACAGCTTTTTGGAATACAATGATAGACCAGGGTGAAACAACTGGCGTTATTATGTCCTCTAAAACTATGGGCGATTATTTTGAACTCGTAAAAGAATATACTGGTCAATATAACGGAACAATATCAGAAGCCGATATGGATCAATTCTTATCTGATTGGTTGGCTGAGTCTGTTCTCTTTGTTTCTGGTTTAGATAATTCTCAGAAATGGAGCTTAGATAATATACAAGATCATAGCCAATACGATAGTTTAGGAAATTTAATACAGCTTGTTTATGGAGAAGGGAGAACATTAACAGCCGAAGAAGCAATGCGTTACTTAACAGATTACTCTTGGAAGAGTGGCGATAATTGGACTTATGGTGTAGGCGGTGATGGTATTGGCGATAATGAGCTTGGTGTAACTAACTTCCTTGTTCAACAAATGATTTTAAATGCCAGAGATACGGACCAAGAATATGTAACTACCTTCTGGTTAGCCAATGAAGATTTGGATCTATCATCTTATGGGTTAACTCTGGATCAAGTAGCTGAAGCTTGGGGTACGACTACAGAAGAATTAAAAATCAATACAGCAAAAGCTAAAAAAGATAATAAGAAAAAACAATCTAGTGGATCTTTCTTTGCACCTAAAGATGTTGTTCGTATAGGTGATGAAGATCCAAATGCAACAAAGCAAGGTCAGACAAGAGGACCTAATTTTAGAAACAAAACTCGTACTGCTTCTCTTCTCGGTGGAAGCGTAAATAAGAAAACTTTAGTAGGATCATAAAATGGCTGATGAAGAAATAATAGATGTAGAGCCATCTATAAATGAAGATACAAAAAAAATAGCATCTAAACTTTTAGACAGGCTATCTGCTTTAGAAGAGCAAAGAGAATCTTGGGAAGATCATTGGCAAGATGTTGCTGATTATATTGTTCCTAGAAAAGCAGACTTTACTCGCACAAGATCTGCTGGCGACAAAAGAATGGACAAGATTTATGATGGTACAGCCATACATGCATCCGAACTTTTATCAGCATCTATTCACGGCATGTTAACTTCTGCATCAACTAACTGGTTTAATTTATGCTACATGAACTTTCAACTAACTTTGATTGACGAAGCAAAAGAATGGTTAGAAGAAGTAGAAGCAATAATGTATGCACATTTTCATAGATCTAATTTTCAAGAACAGATCCATGAACTCTACCACGATCTTATAACTTTCGGCACAGGCGTTATTTATGTTGAAAGCAATCCTGAGACTGGTTTTCGTTTTGAAACAAGACATATTTCTGAGTGCTTCTTAGCTGAAGATAGCGAAGGAAGAGTCGATACTGTTTATAGAAAATACAAAATGTCCGTGAGATCTGCTCAAAAACTTTTTGG